TTAATCCAGTCAGCAATTCCACCTACAAACTTCTTACCAGCTTCCCATGTGCTCTTAAGTCCCCCGATAAAGCCATCAATAATGGCTCGGCCAGCGCTAGCTAGGTTAATGCTACCAAGACTTTGAAAAACTCCTTTTATTCCATCAATTATTCCTCGGATTCCACTTGCAGCTCCACTGATTGCCCCTCGCATTGCACTAAAAGCACCACTAACAGCTGATTTCATTCCGTTTCCTGCTGAACCAAGTGAAGAAAATGTCCCTCTGATTCCATTTATAATAGATTTAATTACATTTCCTACACTACTAATAATGTTTTGCATGTACAAGAAGGCAAGATGAATTCCATCTTTCAAGCTATTTCCTGCTGTTTTTAGAGATGTGAATACCCCCTGTGCCGTTCTAATACTTGAACCGATACCACCAACAACCGTTGAAATAACTGAACGCATATTAGTCCAAGCGCTACTTATCAATCCTTTTAAAGATGTACCTGCTGAACCAAGACTTGCAAAGAATCCTATTGCTGTACCTACCCATTGAGCTACAGTTGCAAGTACTGGTGCAAAAGCCTTAAACACATTGACTACTGCAGAAATAATAGGCGTCAAAAATCCGACGACAACTCGAATTGTGTCAAATGTTCCTGCTAATGCAAGCATGGCCCCTTTCAAAACACCACCAATAAACGCCCCTAATACTTGAAAAACTGGCATTAAAGCACCAGCAATAACAGTTGCTAAAGGCTGAATTGCATTCCACATTTTTACAAATGAATTTACTAAAGTATCTATTGATGGTCCTATAATACCCATCATTGTAGTAATACCATTTGTAATTGCAGGTACTAATGCAGATATAATAGCTTGAATTCCACTAAAATCAAGTTTTGAAATTCCAGAAGAGATTGTGTCAATCATCGGTTGTACGGCAACTGATATTGCTTCAAAAAGTGATGGTAGCTGCCCGAAAGCAACGCTTAAAGTGGAAATTACTGGCATTACAGCAGAAATGACATTAGAAAATAATTGTGGTAATTTACTAAATACTCCCATAATTTGAGTACTGATTGGTCCAATTGAAGATAGTAAACTGTCAAAAACTGGTTTTAAACCTGAGACAATAGTTTGAAAACTTCCTTGTAGGGGTGATAATATCGAGCTGAACTTTGCAGTAAAGTCAGAGAACCCACTCCCGATTCCATTTCCTAATTGTGAAGAAAGTTCTTTTCCGGCTGCACTCACAAACGTCGAAATTGCTCCTGGTAAAGCCTTAAAAATATTTCCTACCATCGGAATGAAGTTCTTGAATAAGAATGTTGATGTCGTTGACACCAACGCATTCAATGGCCCTTGCAAATCACGGCCTAGTGATAAGTTCCCCAAAACATTAGACATTGCAGCTTTCATTGAATCAAATGACCCACTAAATGTTGTTGATGCTTCTTTCGCAGTTGTACCTGTAATGTCCATTTCTGTTTGGATTGCATGAATCGCTTGTGTGATATCTGAGAAGTTTGAAATATCATACTTTTGACCAGTCAGCTTTTGAGCATCAGTCAAGAGTCGTTGCATTTCTTCTTTCGTACCACCATATCCAAGTTTTAAGTTATCAAGCATGGTATAGTTCTGCTTGGCAAAACCTTGATAAGCATTTTGAATATCACCAATATTTGTACCCATTTTATTGGCATTATCAGACATATCAACAATTGCTTGGTTTGACAAATCTGCCGCTTTAGCTGTATCTCCATTCAATGATTTAATCATTGATGCAGAAAAACCTGTTACGGTTTCCATATATGCATTCGCAGACATACCAGCCGTTTTATAACCTTCTGTTGCATATTTTTTTACTTTGTCTGCATTATCTTTAAATAGAGTTTCGACTCCACCTAATGATTGTTGTAAATCAGCTCCTTCAGAAAGTGATGAAGAAATTAATTTACCAAGTGCTGCTCCTGTTGCTACCACACCAGCTATTGCAGCGACCTTTAAGGCAGAACCAATTTTTAGACCTGCACTATTCCCTGCCGATTCAGCTTCCGGGTCTAATATCCCAGACATTGAACCTGAGATTCCTTTGGCAGATGGCATAATTTGCACATAAGCTTGTCCTAATTCTGTTGCCATTAACTTCCTCCTCCTTTTTGAAATAGTTGCTGACGATATTTTTCAAAATCCTCACCAGAATGAAATCGGATTTTTCTATCAGTTTTTTCTTTTGGTTTATTGATGATATCGGTAACAAGTATTGGCCTATTTTTACCTTTCTGACCATCTTCTGTTTTAAACCATAAAGACATACTTAAACGGTCTTGAATCCCAGCTAAAAGAAGTGTATTGGTTGGGAACTCTTGTCCACGCATCTTCATTTTTATCCTAGATTCTTCATTCAAACCTATAGAAAAAACAGCTATCTTTAGAGGAGATAGCTGTTTGTAGTCGTAAATATGATAAGTTTCTGCAAGGTCACACATTAGCGCTTCTTCATCAAACTTTATCATTCTGGCAAGGAGAATTAGTTTTTTATTTTATTTTGAGCTGCAAAAATATCTTCAAGACTTTCTCTGATTTTGTCAGTTGAAACAAAGCCTTCTTCATCTCGAAGATAGTTTTTTAAATTTTTAGATTGACGTTCTCCCAATAAGAGATTTAACACTTTTGGTAACAGAAGAGGGTTTTCATCAACTTCTGATAAAATTTCTAACAACTCGAAATTATTTAAACGTTCAGTTGTAATTTCATAACGAAATCCGGATTTTGTTGTTCCTTTTAACATATTTCTCGCTTTCTTTATTTAATATTTACGGGGTCATTAGAGTTAAACAGCTGTATCGAGTATGTAGTCGTAGTGAGAATTGCCAACTTTATCTGGTAAACCAGTAAGAGTAATCTCAAATCCAATAGCATCAGAGTCGTTATAAGAAATATCTCCAATTTCAGATACTTTCCCTTGTGGAATCACAATTCGCTTAAATACTCCATCACGTACTGTCATATCAATGACAACCGGATGCTCAATAAGTTCTTTTGAATTAGCCTTAACCGTAATTCCAGTTTTAAGGGTTCCGGTTACATTGTCAGCCCCGTATACTTCTTTAAGTACTTCAACATTCAAAGCTTCAATCAACGTATAGCTAAATGTATCTTCTTTTTCTGTTTGTACTGTAGCAACCGTATCGCCACCCCAAGCTTTGATACTATCAGATTTTGGTGAGTTTTTATTTTTTAATCCATCTTCTGAAATATATCCCAACGGTTTAAAAGCAACATTTAGTGCTGTTTTTGCATCAGTTGGTAAAGCTGTACCTTTTGGCGCTGAGTAAATAGCACCATCAATTTTGGGCTTTGCAGTAGTTACATTTTCTACTTGTGCCATTTTAATCCTCCTAATAATGATTAATATCAAATACTGCTTGATAGCGGTATTCTTTAGTTTCTGTGTCAGTAAAGTTGTAGTCACTGTTCAGTGATACATTGCTAATTTCATTTAGTTCGATTAGCTGTTCTACAACTTCTTTCAATTTTTCATTTAGCTTTGCTGCTTCATACATAGAAGGAGCATAGCTCTGAAATGCAAATGTTGAAGATAAAAGGTGATTACTCTTGCTACTACCTGTTTTTTCAAATAAAACATAGCTTAATGGCATCTTTCCTTTTTTCTCCAAAAAAGACGATACCGATAAATGAGTATCAAGAAAATTTTTAATAATAATCTCAATCATTTAACGCACCGCCTTTAAAATTGTATTGTTTTTCATGTTGTCACGCTTTGCTTGATTTGTTTCGGCAAATACCATCGCATTAGCACGATTTTTACCAACATGCATATCTTGACCATAACCTGGTCCACAGCGCTGTTTAACAGCAGATGCTTTTTCTTTAAGAATTGCTTGCATTTCTGGTGATTTCATCATACTAGCAACTCCACTACG